CTTGAGTAAGTGTTTGTTTATCTTCAGTTACAATGACGAGAATAAGGTCAACCCTATTTTGAGAGACAGAATGTATCGCATTCAGACCAAGGGGTATGATCGGAAGCAAAAGACCGTCATTTGTAATCAATATTTGATTCCGCGTATACAAGAACAGGTATTGTTTAATGATGGAGAAATCATTTTGCCAGACGAGGTTATTCACTATATTATTGAGACGCACTGTAATAAGGAAGACGGCGTGAGAAATATGAAACGTTGTTTGGAAATAATTCATACCAAGTTGAACTTGTATCGTTTGATGAAACCTGGGTCAAATTTGTTTGAGGAGGATATGTCATTGGAGGTGAGTTTTCCATTCACAGTGACCAAACAAATTGTAGATAAGTTGATTAAGAAAGAACGTGACGACAACTATGCATTGAGTGGTATGTATTTGTAAAACAAACCAAAAATAAAATCAAATAAAAGCGTGTGTTTATTATTCTTCATAAAATTTTTTTGTTTTTTTTTCTTTTTACCCTCTTACTGCTATTGCTATAACTAACATATATAAAATTCAGTAAAAAATACTAAATAGTTGTTTTACACTATAAAAACAATCTAAAAAGATAAAGACAATACATAATAACATCACAAGATGAGTTATCCAGAGACGGATGAAGAATTTGAGTATTTAAAACAATTAAGAACCAACATGGAAACCCAGTTGAGTGTTATCAAACAAACTCTAGAAATCTTGGAAGGCGGGAACTCTTTAAATATGTCAAATATATCTTTTTTGAATGAATATAAAAAAATTTACAATCCCGTCATGTTGAAGGAGGAAGTCACAATTTTGACAAATTTTTTATCAGATTTGGATAAACTCTTGAAGTCCACATGCGTACATGACTATTGCGAAGACGACATTGACATAGACTCAGAAACAAGTAAAAAAATAACATATTGCTCGAAATGTATGTGTACATTTTAGGGGGAACCCACGGTTCCCCCATGCCCCCTCCCCGCCCTTCGGGGAATTCTAATTCCTTACCTTTTCCCATGATAAGAATTCTTAATGAAAAACTGTTATCATTTTCCTTGGTTCCCGGTGGACATTGCTGTGTACTTTTTAGCGTGCAAGCGCTGGTTGCAACCCCACGACCCTTATCGTATAATGTATTTGAATAAAAATACATTATAATAACAGAACAAGATGAATTTTTCCGCATTTGACTTGGATATTGATAACTATGAAATATCTGACTTGGAAACTTTTTTCCATTTAGACACCCAAGGAAAATATACGTTCTCCGAACTAGATGAAAAAACGGTAACATTGAAAACCAATTTACAAAACAAAATCTCTGACAAAAATTTCATGAAAAAAATGCTATCTTTTATTGATGTTGCCAAAGATGTTTTATTAAATAACTTAAAGACGAATCAAATTATTGCTGCCGGTCCTACATTTTTGATGGATCAACGCCCAGAATCCACTATAAACTCTGTAACGAATTTTATACAACCCATCAATACTTTTCCGACAGATACCGCGCCTGGTATATTAAATCGACTCCGTCGCAGAACCAATTTTATTTCTCTTGCATTCAATACTTTTTTTCGAGATGAAGTCAGTGTTTCTTCTACAGATTGTTTCTTTTCTCTCCCCTATCCATTAAAGAATGTGGTTTCTATGAAACTCTCTTCTCTCGAACTCCCCGAAACCATTTATCTTTTATCCAACGACAATTATACGAATCAGGTTTATATCAAGGAACATGGAACAAACATTCAAGGTATCGTTATTGTACCCGAAGGATGTTATAGTTCTACTACCATTTCCAGTGTCGTTGCGAGTTCGATAAATACACAATTGGGAACCGGAACCCGGTTTTCTGTCACAGTTGACCCCGCAAATGGAAAAACAACCATTACAAATAGTGTAAACGTGTTTGACATAAACTTTATAACACATACACAACATACAATATATAACCATCGCAACTTGGGTTGGATATTGGGGTATCGTTCAGCAACGTACGCCAGTCTTTCTACTTATAAAAGCGAAGGTGTATTCAACGGAACTCCACTAGACTATGTTTATTTCGTATTGAATGATTACCAATTATCGAACTCTACCAATTTAATCGCAATATTCAAGGATAGTTATATTGAAAAACATATTATGGCCAAAATTCCCTATTCCAATACCAATTTTCAGACCTTGTTTGAAAATAGTGAGAGACTTATTTCTCCTAGACGGAGTTATTATGGACCCGTCGATATTAGTAAGATGAGTATTCGTCTCTTGGATAAATACGGACAACTCGTGGATTTACATAACATGGATTATTCCTTTACGTTGGAGGCGGAAGTGGTTTATGAATCCTTGGCGTCGTCATTTTCTACGAGATAACTTGGTTCCCTGCTACCATAACACGTTTCTACTCAAGTTATTTGCGGAATAACGATTGCGCTTCCAGTCACCGCGCATTTTGGCTGTTCTTGTTAAATATGACTTGCGTCGTGTTTTATCCTTGTGTTTCGTGTAATCTTCATAACCCAATTGACCGAAATTTATCCACTTATCGTTTTTCTTATCATAGATACTATATTTTTTTTCAGGATTACGCGCTGGATATAACTTGGCAGTTTTGCCTAGATATTTATACGCCATTTTTTGGGCTTGTCTGGGATTTGAATACTTGTAAATTTCGTGAGGAAACTTTTCACGAAGTTTCATTTATGTTGTGCGGTTATACAATATTATTAGAAAATGAAACAAAAACTTGTTCATTTTATAATAATCATGTGATTAATCACCTGATGATTAATAAGGAACGTTATAGGAGGGGTCATAGGGGAACCTAGGTTCCCCTAATTAGTACTCCGAATAAGGAACATTGTTTCCTCCGCGATTTACTAAATAGTTATATTGGGGGACGGTCATACAAGCACACCCAGACCCGGTACTATACGAACTAGAACAACATTCGGGTTTGAATTCGGTTGTAGCGAACATTACCATTTCACCCTCTGGAAGTGGAACCGGTTGAGTGGGTCGTTGTAAAATACTTTCCGCGCTACTCCCCTTGGGTTGAAACCACGTACTTGTATTCACCGGGGGTGTGTCATACGCAGAAGACTCGCCATCATTCAACATTGACATGTTGCCGAATGCTTCTTTTTTTTTCACTTTTAATTTTTCAAATAATTTTGTTGTTGAGTCAATAAACGCCTCCTTAACGCCGATTCTTGAGCAAGAACAAAAAACATGTCCCCACATTACGAAAAATAGAATGGCGATTAATATTAAAATTTCAACACGAAATGTAATTTCCATATTATACATAATTCTTAGATTATTATTTATAGGGGGAACCGGGGGAACCCCCGGTTCCCCCTTGCCCCCTCCCCGCCCTTCGGGGAATTCTAACTTATTACCTTTTCCCATCATAAGATTTCTTGATGAAAAACTGTTATAATCTTCCTGGGTTCCCGGTGGATAATGCTGATTATTTATTGGAGAACCATGACCCGTCTACCCCCTCCCTACAAAAAATGAAACATTTGGTTACTAATCCGACATGTGTTCCCCTTCAACATAATAATCATGCACTTTCTTTCCATCAATATGAAAAGATTTACAGTCGGTTAACAGGTGATAGAGTTGCGACGATGGGTTCTTTAAATTGTTTTGAATATGAATATAATTCGGGTCTAAATATTCCGACTCCATTCGCACAACGCCAACCACTTTCTCTCCGTGTTCTAATATATCTCCCACCACAATATCCTTGATTTCTCTCAAGTCGCCTTTTTGAAGAAGGATGGGTGTGGTTTCAATATAACCTCCAGTAATCACGTTCTTGGGTGAGTCCTCAACAATTACATCGTCCCAATCGGCAAATAAAAAGTCTCCAATAGTGATTCGTTTTGTTGTTGTATTGAGAGAATACAAATAAGGTTTCTCGTAAGTTGGAATACTTTTTCTCTCGGGATGTTGAGAAACAGGGGTCCATTTTCCTTCGAATTCTACAAGATGTGTGCCACTTACTACTACGTCCCCGAGAGAAAACATTTCCGCGTTTTCAGATGTTACCTTCAATGTTGCGGTGACCCTATTACCATCTCTTAAAATATCTCCAACTTTTATTTTGGCAATGGGCGTAAAGGTTCCATCCTCCATTTCTAATTGTGTGTTTTCATCGAAACAAAGATGAGGGCGTTGTGGAACGGCGGGTATCGGGGATGTTATATCCACATGCAATACTTGATTCATAAAAATCATAATGATGAGAAGTGGTATACTCGTTGCTAGGAAAATGGCAGTACCCGTTATTGCGGCGGGCCATGTAAATGGAATTATCCATAAACCAACAATGAGCGCTGCCAAAATAATCAAAATTAGGACAATAAACTGAACGATTGCTCCTAGTAACGCTTGTAGTGTATAATATGTTCCTAAACTTGTATATAATCCTGCTGTAAGGATTCCTCGTATTTTTTCCATGCTATCCATGAAAGCAATCAAAATCACTTGTAATGGCGCCATTATATTCATAATTCGCCCCAAGACTTCTTGCGCCATCGACGCCATATTTGTGCGGACATTGGCAACAATTGTTCTTATATAATTCAACCCTTCGCGAATATCGTCAAAAAGAGTTCCCAATGTTCCTGTAACAACGGTCAGTGGTTGTAACGCTTCGCCTGTAATCGACGTCAATATGTTTTGCATACAATACGTGAAATTCTGTTGGGTAAAGTCGAATGCGCTGACGCCATCGGGTTTATTGATAAGACCCGCAAAAGGAATGACTTTTGGGTTACAACGTTGGGCGACCCAGTCATCCTTTATGGGTTGCACGTTTTTCATGACATAACAGTAAGCAAAAACTAAAAAAAGAATGAGAAGGAGAATAAAAAAACCTAAAAGAGAACCTCCGTATAAATCGTAATAAGTTAGGTCTTTATATAACTCTCCCACTAAATGAGATGATTTATTGATATCCATAACTATTGTATGTTATAGTAGATATGGATAATTTTTTACCTTGGCAAATGTGGATGATTTTATTTGTTGTTTTTTTAATATTAGTATATTATATAAAATGGCACTTTCTCCAAGTTTTAAAGCACAACAAACGACCTCGGACTTTGTAGGCAGCAAAAACCCAACCTCCACCACCATCGCCCACACAACCAGTAATCCAAAATTGTAAATTTATCAATATAACGTTGCAATATTTTGTTTTGTTAAAAATTCATATTATTCAGTTTTGAAATGTCCTCCGACATGGCGACCAGAATTCAAAGTTCAATAATTGCAAGAAATTCAAGTTTATAATACACAACACAAATGTAATAGAATAATATTGTACTACATTTGTTTATTCTCTCATGAGATTAGTTATATCCATAAATATTGTATGTTATTGTAAATATGAATAATTTTTTTAATTAGACAATTGTGAGTAATTTTATTTGTTGTTTTTTTAATATTAACATATTTTATAAAATGTATTGTTTAATTGGTGAAAACGGAAAAACTGGTGAAACCCTAAAACTATCTAACCTTAACCTTACCGTTTTTTCAACGAGTAATTTTTAACTATAACAAAGAATGTAATACAATGATATTGACATTATATTACATTCATTTCGTTTCATCTAGGGGGAACCCCCGGACTGCGTTGCTGCCCCCCATTGCGCGAAGCGCAATAAGGTTGAGGTCGCTTTGCGACCTCCGACCCCTTGCCCCCTCCCGCCCTTCGGGGAATTCTAAATCCTTACCTTTTCCCATGATAATATTTCTTCATGAAAAATTGTTATAACTTTCCTGGGTTCCCGGTGGATAATGCTGATTTTATCTCCACTATTCAAGTATAATGACCGGTCAAAATTCTTTCACCATGAATCGACAAACAGTACCCCCGTCCACTTGGATAAAACAACATATTACATAAACATTCATTACAGTTTACGTTAATAGTTAATGTAAATATTTTTTACCTTGGCAAATGTGGATGATTTTATTTGTTGTTTTTTTAATATTAACATATTGTATAAAATGGCATTAGCTACTGGGAATTTCGCCGCTACTAAGGGGGGGGGTAATACTAATACTGGGATTTTCGTCGGGGGGGTTGTCGCCAAAGATAAGAATGCGAGGTTTT